TCCAGGCCAACCCAGCAGGGCTGGCCAACAAAGGACTCGATGTCTAGGTCCTGATCAGCACAGGCGTCCCAGGAGCGCATGTCCATCCATGCGGTGTCAGCATTGACCCACTCGTTTAAGTGCTTGGTCTTGAAGTTGTTCATCGCACTGGGCAACTGCATGGCCTTGGCCTGCAGCGGTCCCAGGATTTCCGGGCGCACAGAGATACCCCAGTTGGGGTTGGCCTTCATCAGCGAGTCTTCGCTGGTCCAGTCGTCCCCGTCATCCAGCCCGTAGACGATACCAAACTGGCTGTCATCCTCAAACACGCCATCGAGCAGTCGGGTTACAAAGGTGCGTACCTCGTAGCAAATGCCTGCGCGATTGCTGCCAGCGGTGGTGATCACCCACAGAAGTGAGTTGTCTCGCTTGCCGGTACCGGTCTCCACAACGTCGTAGACGGTGCGAGTCTTATGGGCGTGCAGTTCATCAATGCAGCCGAAGTGAATGTTCAGGCCGTCGAGCGTAGATCCCTCTGCCGAGAGCGCTTCAAACTTTGAGCCGGTATGCAGCACGTTCATGTTGTGCGCACCAACGTTGACAGAGAACCGGCTGCGAAAGCCCTGTGACCTGCGAGCCATGGTCTGCGCATCACCAAACACAATGCGCGCCTGGTCGCGGGTGGTGGCCAGAGAGTAAACCTCTGCACCACCTTCACCATCGGCGGCCAGCATGTACAGCGCAAGCGCAGACGACAGGGTCGACTTGGCGTTGCCACGCGGCACTTCGATGTACGAACGCCGAAAGCGGCGGTTGCCGTCGGGCTTGACCCAGCCGAACACGGTGGTCAGGATGAACACCTGCCAGGGTTCCAACTTGATCGTCTCGCCTGCCAGTGGTCCTTTGACGTGGGGCAGGCGTTCAATGAACGCGCACAGGTTGTCAGCGGGATGGAATTCCCGCCCGTCCTTGTCGGTGAGCTTTGGGTTGAACTGGTAGGGACTTGCCTTGCCCTTGAACTTTGCCAGATCGTTCAACTGCCGTTGGCATGCCCGCTGGACCCATTTGCAGGTCAGGATGTCACCGGCAACGACTGCCTGCGCATACTGACGGGCGACTGCTGCGTAGCTTTGCTGCCGACCCATACCCTGTACATCCATGTGTTTACATTCATTTCTTCTTGGGTTAAGATGTACATGTACATCTAAAAAGGGTTCGCTATGGCCAACACCAAACTTTTCAAGAACGGCAACTCGCAAGCCGTTCGCATTCCGGCCGAACTGGCCTACAGCACGTGGGACGTTGATCTGGTCATCGAGCGCCAAGGAGACGAGTTGCGCATCCGCCCGGCGCAGCGCCGCATGGGCGATGTGCTGGGCAAACTTGCCAAGTTCTCACCAGACTTCATGGCCCAGGGCCGAGGCGAAAACGTCGAGGGCGAACGCGAAGCTTTATGAATCCAAAGTACATGCTCGACACCAACATCTGCATCTACCTCATGAAGCACCAGCCGCCTGAGGTGCGCGAGCGATTCGCCCAGTGCTTTGTGGGGGACGTGGTGATTTCTGCGGTGACTTTGGCTGAGCTTGAATTTGGTATCGCGTGCTCAAGCACTGCGGCACAGGAATCGAACCGGTTGGCTCTGGAAAGCTTGCTCGACGACATCATGGTTGCGCCTTTTGATGCACAAGCTGCCAAGGCCTATGGCCCGATCCGCGCCGCCTACAAAGACCGCAACCGCGATGCCCTGGACAAACTGATCGCCTCGCACGCGGTCGCTTTAGGGGTGACACTGGTCACCAACAACGAAGCGGACTTTGTGAACTACGCCGGGCTGCATGTTGAAAACTGGGTCAGCAACCAATGAGATCTACTCTCTTTGACCCAATCCACCATTTCATAAGGCAACTTTCATGACCAGCACACAAGAGGCAAAACCATCAACAATGGCTCAGGACCGCCTGGATCAAGTCCGGTTTACGATGGACGAGGAACAAATGCAAAAGTTCATGGCGCTTTTAGATGCCCCACCGGTGGACAAACCTAAGTTGGCCAAACTAATGTCCACCCCATCGCCTTGGGAACAAAAAACGGTTCAACGCTGATCAACAACAAGCTGACTTCAGCCTGCAATATCGGCCCAGGGATCCAGATCAACCTGCGTATCTGTGGGCTGTGTGATGCGCGAACGCGACGCTGGCGTAAATCCCATCTCCACCGCTGCCTTGGTCATGATTTGTGCCTGCTTGTTGGCGATGGCCAGGTACGGCGACTGCATCGGCACACCGGTGTTCGGCGCTTTGATCAGCAGGCCGGTCTTAGTGATTCCGATCTGGGCCTTGCGGTACAGGTCAGCGGCGCAGGACCAAACCTCCAGCACCGACATATCGAGCTTGCGCAGCAAATGCGCAGGCGCGCTCTCAATGGCATAGCGCCAAGCCTGCTTAGCACCATCTGACATGTACTCGGGCGGCACAACCAGATCCCCTTGGGGCTGAGGCTCATGCGGGTTGGTCCGGCACTTTTGCAGGGTTCCCTTGAGCTTTTTGATCTCGGTGGGGAGTGGTTTTCTTCCGGCCATCTGGGTTCAGTCGTTGGTAATCGTTAATATGGAGGCTTCAAACCCACCGGAAAACTCCCAGTGCGCAAAGCCGACGTCATCGCAAAATGCCTCGTTCAGTCCGCTCTGGCGGCTGATATGAAAGCTGGGCGTGAGGCGGTTCGATCTGCGTTTGACAAGAGCGTGACGGACAAGAGCTTTTCCAAATGGAACAGCGTCGTTGAAGAAAACGTCGCCAACTCCATCATTCGCTCGGTGGGGAAATCCAAAGCCATCAATATTGAAAAGTTCATCGCCGATCTCAACTGATCGGCTCTTAGCCCCGACCGGCAAGGCCCGGCATTAGGCTGCCTTCGGGGCAACCCCCCTAGGTTTCAATTTGCACGCGCAAAAATCTTGGCAGGCGCACGCATCTCTGGCCACCATCTGTAGAGATTCAGACCCCCTACCCCCCTTGGGGGCCTGGGGTGCCTTGGGCTGTCGGGCTTGACAGGCTGTATCCTATTTGATACATTGGTTGCATGAAATCGATCTACACCACCGATGTGTTCGATGCTTGGTTCGAGCACTTGCGTGACAAACAAGCGGCCAGGCGCATCCAGGCACGGATCGACCGCGCGGAAGAAGGCAACTTCGGCGACTGCTCGCCCGTGGGTGATGGCGTGTCAGAAATGCGCATTCACTTCGGGCCAGGCTACCGTGTCTATTTTGCGCAGCGCGGTTTGGAGATCGTCATCTTGCTCGCAGGCGGCGACAAATCTACTCAGGCCAAAGACATCAAGACGGCCATTGGTCTGGCACAACAACTTAAGGAGTAAACGATGAGCAATCTCAAGCTTCGCAAATGGGACAGCGCCGAGCACCTCAAAACCGATGAAGACATGGCGCTTTACCTGGAAGCCTGCCTGCAAGAGGCCGGGGATGATGCCGCTTTCCTTGCGAAGGCACTAGGCAACATTGCCCGTGCCAAGGGCATGTCTCAACTGTCACGCGACACTGGCTTGGGCAGGGAAAGCCTCTACAAAGCCTTGTCTGGCGAAGGCAACCCGAGTTTTGCGACCATTCTCAAAGTCACCTCAGCACTGGGCATTCGTCTGCATGCTCAACCCGCGCCTAGCGCCTGATTGCCCTCTCACGCGCCGTCTTTCGGTTGTGACATGAGACGCACAGGCCTTGCAGATTGACCCAGTCAAAGCGCTCACCGCCGTCCTTGAGGGGCCTGATGTGGTCCGCAACCTTGGCAGCCACCACCAGACCCGTGCCCTTGCACACCACACACAACGGGTGTTCACGCAGGAACGCAGCACGTACCTCACGCCAGCGCGCGGACTGGTAGAAGCCCAGCTCATTATCAAAGCCACGCCTGGCACGCCCGTAGTCCCGGTGCACCTTGGGGCGGTGCTGCTCGCAGTAGCCGGGCTTGTCCAGCACCAACGCGCAGGCGGGGTGACGGCATGGTGTCGGGGCACTGCGGGGCATAGCGGCTCGGTATTGGCGTGTTAGCAACTCATTCAAAAAACTAATCGGATTTGATGCGGGTATTGCTTGGCTTCACTGGGGTTCAGAGCGTTCATAGGAACGTCATCAACAACCCAAGGAGCTTTGCAAATGACCTACACC